ATAAAAAATAAAGTATAATGGCCGAAAACCAAACACTATTTAGCAGATTACGAAAATTATTTAGCACAGACGTTATAATACGTAATGTAGGTGGAAATCAACTAAAGGTTGTAGACACATCTCACATACAGTCTAACGGCAATCTAAGCACAAATAGCAGAATAGACCGCTTTTCAAGAATGTTTACTGGTAAGACAGGATTCTCACATTCAGAAGGGCAATTACAACTATATACACGATTAGAATTGTTTCGTGACTATGAGGCAATGGATACAGATAGTATCATATCATCAGCTTTAGACATCTATGCAGATGAGTGTACAGCTAAAAATGAATTTGGTGATGTATTGACAATCAAAACTAGTAACGAAAGAGTTCAAAAGGTTTTACATAATCTGTTTTATGATATAATGAACGTAGAGTTCAATCTATGGCCATGGATTAGAAATGTTGTAAAGTATGGTGATTTTTTTCTATACTTAAACATATCAGAAAAATATGGCATTACTGGTATTGAACCAATATCTCCTTATGAAATGATAAGAGAAGAAGGCTTTGATCCAGCAAATCCACATATAGTACAATTTAAAAGAGATTACAGCTCAACCTCCTCAACTAAATACATAACATCATCTGATCCAGATGCTGACGTGTATGATAACTACGAGATTGCACATTTCCGATTACTAACAGATACAAACTATCTACCATACGGGCGATCTATGATTGAACCAACTAGAAAAGTATGGAAGCAAATAACATTGATGGAAGATGCCATGCTAATCCATCGTATAATGAGAGCACCAGACAAGCGAATATTTAAAATAGATATTGGAAATATACCACCAAGTGAGGTTGATTCGTTTATGGAAAATATGGTTAACAAAATGAAAAAAGTTCCATATATTGATCCACAAACAGGAGACTACAACTTGAAATACAACATGCAAAACCTACTAGAAGATTTTTATCTTCCAGTACGTGGAGCTGAAAGTGGAACATCAATTGATACTTTAGCAGGTATTAATTTTGATAGTATTGCTGACATTGATTATTTAAAAAACAGACTATTAGGTTCTCTTAAAATACCAAAAGCTTATTTAGGATATGAAGAAGATACCACTGGTAAAGCAACCTTAGCATCACAAGATTTTCGTTTTGCAAGAACAATAGAGCGTGTACAAAGAATCATTGCATCTGAATTATATAAAATAGCTATTGTGCATTTGTATGCTCAAGGATTTAATGATGATGATTTAGTAGATTTTAGTTTAAGCTTAACCGCACCATCGTCAGTTTACGAAAAAGAAAAAGTTGAATTATGGACTACCAAAGTAGTTTTAGCTGGTGACATGATAGAAAAAAAGCTATTCAGCAGAACGTGGATATATGAAAACCTATTTAACCTATCAGAAGAGCAGTATTTAGAAGAACAAAACAAACTTGTTGAAGATGCCAAAGCTCAATTCAGATTAGAACAGATTAAAACTGAAGGTAATGATCCTGTTAAAACAGGTCAATCATTCGGTACAGCACATGATATTGCAACATTGTATAAAGGAGATGGTGGCATTCCAAGAGGCTATGATGAAAAAAACAATGAAGTACCTATTGGAGGTTGGCCAGGAGCTGGAAGACCACCTGAGCCTGGAACACACGGAACACATAAACATCCTTTAGGATGGGATCCATTAGGTAATAAAGCTATTAGAAAGGTGTATGAAGGTTCTAGAAAAAGCTTGGATAGTTATGATAGTTTGATAAGAAGCATGAGTGTTTTAAAAAAAAGAGCATTAACTGAGACTTTTACAAAGAGTAAAGATCAAGAACAGGGTAATTTATTAGACGAAAACAATATTTTACCAGAGGAATAACAAACACACAGCATATTTATTGTTAGATATCTAGATGAAAAAATCAACACACTCCAAAATTAAAAACACAGCAATTCTGTTTGAGTTACTGTCACGTCAAGTTGCAGCAGACACAATTAGTGGTGTTGAATCTTCACCAGCTCTTTCAATTATTAAGGAGTTTTTTAAAGCTGATTCAGCATTAGCAAAAGAACTTATGCTATACCAAACCTTACTTAAGGAAAAGTATAACAATACTGAAAAAGCAAACTACTTACTTAACACTGTAATTAAATTGCGCAACAAGCTAAACTCTAATCAATTAAAAGAGCAAAAGTATAAGTTGATTCGTGAAATTAAAAAACACTATAATCTAACTAATTTCTTTAAAACTAACCTTAGTGAGTACAAAATTTACGCATCCACTTATAGAGTGTTTGAAGGTGTGAGCGTTGCTAAAGTATCTGAAGTAGTGCAAAGTCGCTATACAATACTTGAACACTTAGTTAGAAAGCCTAAGAGCAAAATAAACGAAGAAAAAGGAACTGAAAGTTATCTATCACAAGATGGTGAAATACGATTATTAGCTTACAAATTAATGATTGATAAGTTTAATGAGAAGTATAATGATTTGTCTATTAAACAAAAGAACATACTAAAAGAATATATTAACAATATATCCAATACCACAGCTTTAAGAGACTTTATACTATTAGAAAGCAAATCACTAAGCATATCTATCAAGAAAGTTTTACCAAAAGTACAAGATAAAATTACCACTATCAAGTTAAATCAAGTGTGTAACATGCTTACTAAGTTGGAAAAGATTAAAACAATTAAAGAAGAGCATGTATTATCTTTACTACTTTACCATGAATTGTTAAAAGAATTAAAAAATGTTAAATAGTAAAATAACAAAAAAGGAATTAGAGGAGATAAAAGCTTATACAAAAAAGCAATTTATCAAACTAAGAAAAGAAGGCAGTACTACTGCTGGTGTTCCTGGTTATTTAACTCCTGCAGCATTTACTGGTAAAGAAGATGGTGACGGTACAGATGCAATTGATCTAGAAGATGATCAATATGCATACTCAATAAAAGCATCAACTAAAAAGCCACATTTTATTAAATTGCACGAAGCAAGTTATAAAAACTTTAAAGAAGATGCAAATACTAATGAAATACAAAAAGTTAACAACAAGATATTAGAGGTTAGTAAAATGCTGAGAGAAATTTCAAGATCATTAGATCATAGCATTAAACTAAAACAAGAGTCTAAATTAGACAACACAAAATACTGGAAACGCACTAACGAAGCTATTCTAAAAATCAGTAGACGTTTAGCTGAAGTAACTAAAAAAGCTAACAAACTTGCAAATCTAAAAGAATTAGCTATATCATCAGTAAAAGAAAAGTTAATCAAATCATTCAATAAAGCTGGAATACAAATTAATCCAGCAGACGTATCATCTACCAACAAAGGTACTGATAACTATGAGTTTGATTTTTACATAGATGGAGAGCCGTATGGCATAGATTGTATTAAAGATGAGGTTATGTACCAAGACATGAACAAAGAAGTTAGACTTGGTAATCTTAAACAAGAAGAAGAGCTTATTAAAAACATAGCACAAACATTCAAACCATGAACAAACAAGTAATAGTAGATTATATAGGTTCAATACAATTCACACCAGAACAAATTAATGAATCAATCAGCTCAAATCAAGGTAAATTGATTGTTAGTGGTGTAATGCAAAGAGGAAATTCTTTTAATCAAAATCAAAGAAAATATCCATTAGACGTATTAAAGCGTGAAGCTAATAAATATAAAAACACTTTTGTAGCTGAAAAAAGAGCTTTAGGAGAATTAGATCATCCAGAATCATCAGTAGTTAATTTAGCTAATGTATGTCACAATGTTGTTGATTTATGGTGGGATGGTAATGACTTAATGGGTAAAATAGAAATACTAGCAACTCCATCAGGAAACATTGCAAAAGAATTATTAAAAGCCGGTATCAGACTAGGGATTAGTTCTCGTGGTATGGGTAGTGTGAAAGAGTTGGGTGAAGGTAAAGTGGTTGTAGCAGATGATTTTGAAATTGTATGCTGGGATCTAGTATCTAATCCATCTACTCAAGGAGCTTTTATGGATAACCTTAATGAAGGTGTAAAAGCAACCACACAAACAAATAAATATTTAAAAATCAACTCACTTATTAGTGATATAATATCAATAATGTAATTATGAAAACAACAGAATTTAAAAAGATAATCCGTGAAGAGGTTAGAAGAGTAGTTAAAGAAGCAAGTGATAGTGAATTTTCAATAAAAGATAAACTAAATAGTATACTTTTTGGAAAAGACGAAAAAGGAATAGATGGATATCTATCACAAGAGTGGAGATTAAAAAGAGAAATAAATCCAACAGAAAGAAAAAAAAGAATAGAACTAGTAATTAAGCAATTAAACGATTATAGTACACTACTTAGAGGTGTGTCTGACGACGAAAGCACTTTTATTAAATAATAAGATTAAACAAGCTAGACAACATGAAACTAACAAAAATTAAAGAAAGTATTGACCAAAAGGTTGAACTAAACGAAAAAGCAGCATTCTTAGCTGAAGTAGAGCGCTTTAACGAATATGGTAGTAAAATCTATCGCACAAAAGAGTTGAAAGAAGCAGCTGCAGCAATTCATAAGATTGTAGAAAATGCTGAAAAGATTGCATTACAAGAAACTGAAGAGTGGTTTGATGAAGTGACTGTTAAACGTAATATGAAGTCATTAAAATCTAACAATGAGCAGTTTATGAAAACTGTTAATGAAGTTAGTAAATTACAACAAAGATTAGAATCGTTATACGAAGAAATGGGTCATACATTATCACGTTACTATGAAATCCACTAAAAAAGTAAACTGGAATCGCATATCTAAGTCATTCAAGCAGTATTTAAAAGAAGCTGAAGAAGAAGCTCCTCCTGCTGAAGAAGAGGGTGGAGACAATCCATTTGCAAATCCTACTAAAGGTGGAGACGAAGCTCCTGCAGCAGACGCAGCACCAGCAGATGATGCAGCTCCTGTAGATGATGCAGAAGGAAAAGAAGGAGAAGCGGCCCCAGTTGCAGAAAAACCAGCAGGTATTCCAATAAAGTTTGATATTGATAAAGTAAAAAGATACAACACAGGAAAGTTCTTAAGTGATGCTGGTGTTGTAAAAAGTATTGATAAAAAAGGAATTATAGTAACCACACAACCTGATGGTGTAGACATACTTGTAAACTTTGACGACATATCAGAAAGCGTTAAAAGATTCTTTAAAACAAAAAAATAAAATATTTTTTTAAAAAATATATTTTGGTTATAAACAGTATATTTATACTCAAATACACTATCCTTTTATATAGTGCTTAATTAACCGAATTTTATTATAGCTTTTTCAATAGCTATATGACAGTAGTCAAAAAAATCAAAAAACAAAATGAACAAATTATTAAAAGACGCAATCGCTGACGCTAAAGCCGTACGTGAAACTGCTCTTGCTAATGCTAAGGTCGCTTTGGAAGAAGCTTTTGCACCAAAACTACAATCAATGCTATCTCACAAGATTAAAGAAGAGATGGGTAAAGATGGTATGGAAGATGGAGCAGTTTCTGACGAAGACCAAGAGCAAATGGAAGCAATGCAAAAAATGGCTGGAATTACATCTGACGAAGATGAAAATGAAGGTATGAACAGTTACATGGAAGAAGAGGAAGAAGACATGCCAGTAGATGACATGCCACCACCATCAGACGAAGAAGATTATTCTGACGAAGATGAGTCTGAAGAAGATTATTCTGACGAAGATGAATCCGAAGAAGATTATTCTTATGAAGATGAGTTTGAAGAAGATTATTCTGATGAAGATGTTAATGACAAAGAGTTAGAAGAGCTTTTACGTGAACTTGAAGTTGATGGAACTGAAGAAGGTGAACATGGCGACCGCAACCCAGCTGGATTACCAGATGATGCAAATGACATGGACATGAATGGAGAGATGGATGAAGAAATCAACTTAGAAGAAATTATTGCAGCTTTACGTGAAGAAGATGAAGAAGAGGAAGAAGAAGAGGAAGAAGAAGAAACTGAAGGAAAGATGAAAATGGAAGAACTAGAAGAAGCTTATGGTGTAATCAAGTACTTACGTACTAAAATCAATGAAGTAAACTTACTTAATGCAAAATTATTGTATGTTAACAAGTTGTTTAGAAAAGGTGAGTTAACTGAAACACAAAAAGTAAAAATTATTGAAACTTTTGATCGTGCTAAAAACGTACGTGAAGCTAAATTAATTTATGCTACATTATCTGAATCAGTTAGTAACAAAAAAGCTAAACCTACAGTAACACCAAAAAGAAAAATGAATGAAGGATTTGCTTCAGCTCCGTCTAAGAAAACCCAAATCATTTCAGAAAGCAATGGCGTTTACAGTCGTTTCAAAACTCTAGTTGAGTATAACAACAAAAAATAATTATTTTAATTTAACTAAAACCAAACAAACAAACAAATGAATTTATTTGAAAACATGGGTAATGTAAATCGTGCTGACGAAGTGAAGCCGTTGATTACCAAATGGTCTAAAACAGGCCTAATGGAAGGTTTAAGAGGAGGTAATGAGAAATCAACCGTTGCAGTCCTTTTAGAAAACCAAGCAAAACAATTAGTAAAAGAAGGATCAGCTAATATGGCTGGTACATCTGGAACTGGATTTGAACAATGGCATGGTGTTGCTTTACCTTTAGTACGTCGTATCTTCGCTGAGATCGCTGCTAAAGAATTTGTAAGCGTACAACCAATGAACTTGCCTTCAGGTCTAGTATTTTACTTAGACTTTAAATATGGTAACAGTAAGCAACCATTTGGATTTGCTCCACAAGGACAAAACCAAACAGGAACTTTACAAGGTATTACTAACGCAGCTGGTGCTCCAACTGACGGTCTTTATGGTGCTGGTCGTTTCGGCTACTCTGTAAACTCAGTAACTGCATCATGGGCAAATGCTATTGCAAATGCAAGTGCAAGTGCAGTAGTTGCAAGTGATGTTAACTTTGACGGTGACTTCACAGCATCATTAGCTAACTATCGTAAAATTACTATCCCAGTACCGACAACAGCTGACGTATATGCAATAAGGGCTTTTAGTCTTTACTCAGGTTCAACTTTATTGTCTGGATCACAAATATACCCACAATTTAGTACAATTACATCTGCTTACACTGAATCTTTCATCGTATTGAACTCTGCTTTGTCAACTGGATCAATTGCAACTGGTATTGTAGGATATGCAATACAACCTACCAACGATGCTCGTAGTGATTTTGAAACTTCAGCTGGTCGTACATTAGACACTAACTTAAACATTCCTGAAATTGAATTGCAAATGCGTTCTATTCCAGTTACTGCTAAGACTCGTAAGTTAAAAGCAAGCTGGACTCCAGAATTTGCACAAGAT